CTTATAAGTCACTCAATGGTGCTCCGTGGAATAACGCTCAGAATAGGTATACTATTGCAAGCAATTATGGTACAGCAATTTTCCAAGGTGACTTGGTAGTTCCAACTGCAGCAGGAAACATTGAAAGATATGATGTAACTGCAAGTAGTGGTGCTGTTAAACCTATAGGTGTTTTCAACGGTGTATTTTATACTGATCCTACTACGAAGAAACCAACCTTTAGTAATTATTATCCTGGCAGTATTGTTGCTAGTGATATTGTTGCTAATGTGATTGATGATCCTAACACGTTGTTTTTAGTTGATTCAGACGAAGCTATGACAAGAGCAGGTCTGTTTATTGGTTACAAAACAACTAACGTAACAGGAAACACAGCAACCGGCATATCTAAAGTACAACTGGATACGAGTACTGCAGATTCTACTAATGCAATTCCATTGCAAGCAGTAGATATAAGCCAAGATGTTAACAATGAGGATACTGCTACAGCAAATACTAATGTTATAGTCAGGATCCAAAACCATTTTCTAAATCCGCCATCAGCGGCTGCAGATACTGGGATATAGGGAGATAAAATATGGCTATTTCAAGATCACAATTGGTCAAAGAGTTAGAACCAGGTTTAAACGCTCTCTTTGGCTTAGAATATAATCGATACGAAAACGAGCATGCAGAAATTTATGCTACAGAAGCATCTGATAGAGCTTTTGAAGAAGAAGTAATGCTAACTGGTTTTGGTAGTGCTCCAGTAAAAAGTGAAGGTGCAGCGGTCACATTTGATCAAGCATCAGAGTCTTTTACTGCAAGATACACTCACGAAACTATTGCAATGGCATTTGCTATCACTGAAGAAGCAATTGAAGATAATCTGTATGATAGATTAGCTGCTCGATATACAAGAGCATTGGCTCGTTCAATGGCAAACACTAAGCAAGTAAAATCTGCTAACGTGTTAAACAATGCCTTTAACTCTAGTTTTGCTGGAGGAGATGGCAAAGAACTATGTGCAACAGATCACCCATTAGCGACTGGTGGCACATTTGCTAACGAACTGTCAACTGCGGCAGACTTATCTGAAACGTCACTTGAGCAGTCTATGATTGACATTGCTGCATTTGTTGATGAAAGAGGATTAAAGATTGCTATGCAAGGTGTTAAACTGATTATTCCAAAAGAACTTCAGTTCACAGCAGAAAGAATCTTAAAGACTCCACAAAGAGTAGGTACTGCAGATAATGATATTAATGCTATGGCTTCTATGGGCATGATGCCTCAGGGCTATAGAGTTAATCACTATCTAACAGATACTGATGCTTTCTTCATCATGACAGATGCTCCTAACGGAATGAAAATGTTCGTTAGAAGTCCAATTAAAACTGCGATCGAAGGAGACTTTGATACAGGTAATGTAAGATTTAAAGCTAGAGAGAGATACTCATTTGGTTTCTCTGATCCTAGAGGAATTTTTGGTTCTCCAGGAGCGGCTTAAATTTTTATTGTTAAAGTAAAGGAGGGGGACTTACGAGTCCCCTTTTTTTTTGTATAATATAATCACCAAGATAATATAAACGAGATATAGACTGACTTGGCAGACAACCCTAGAGGACTATATCTTTTAACTAGGAAACAATATGGCAAACACAACTTTTTCAGGTCCAGTCCGATCAAAGGGTGGATTTCAAACAATTAACGAAAATAGTACTACCGGTGCAATTACACAAACTGGTTTTTCAGTAAATTCAACTGGACAACTTTTGTCTATGGGCACAAGAAAGATACAATCTTTTGTTGGAACTTTAGCTGCAACAGATGCAGCTTCTACTGCATATGCAGATGGCGATTGCTTAGTAGAACTAGGTACCTTAAATGTCGATGCTCCAGATGCATTAGTTACACCAACTAAAATTTTTATTCATAGAGCCTTGGTTGGGATTACAACTGCAGCAGGTCAAACACTTGCAGGTAATTTAGCATTAAGTTCAACAAGTGGCACCGCTACAAATGCTGCAGTCTCTGGTACAGAAATTGTAGGTGCTGGTGTTACTGTTTTCAGTCCTCAAACAAGTGCTGCGGCTACTGTTACTGAGGTAGATATTAATTTTAACAATACTGCAGGTAATTATCATATATTTGATCCTTTTATTACTGCTGCAGTGGCAAATGTTCATTTATATGCTAGAACCACTACAACAGTAAATGCTGATATAACTGCAGGAAGATTTACAGTTGAATTAGAATATTCAGTATTTTAGGAGTAAATTATGAACTCTGATGTAGGTGCAAAAACATTAACATCAACAGGTACAGTACAATCTGGAAGAACTAGATTATTGTCTATTTATTATGTTGGTCATGCAAGTGCAGGTACTTTAACATTTAAAGACGGTGGGGGTAGCGGTACACAAAAACTTGTTATCACAACTCCTGCAAGTAGTGCAGCAGATCAATATCAAATAGATATTCCTTTAGACGGAATTTTGTTTAAAACAGACATGCATTTGACAATATCAAATGTTACTTCTGTAACTGTTTTTGTTACACCGATAACTGCTGATACGGATAATGGATAGTTATACGGCTGAACTAATAGGATTAAAACGAGGGGGTATGCCTCCTCGTTCTAAAAAATACTACAGGTCTACGAAAGCAGGCGCAGGTATGACACAAGCAGGAGTAGAAAAGTATAGAAGAGATAATCCGGGCTCTAAATTAAAAACTGCAGTCACTGGTAAAGTTAAAAAAGGCAGTAAATCTGCAAAAAGAAGAAAATCATTTTGTGCTCGTTCTGCGGGACAAGCTAGAATGCACAACATTAGTTGTAAAAAAACACCTAACAAAAGAATTTGTCAAGCAAGAAGGAGATGGAAATGTTAGATATGTTAAAAGATAAATGGGAAGTAATAAAAACTTTCTTTAAAGATAATAGAGATTTTGTTATAATGGCACTATGTGTGTATGCAATACTATCTTTGATTTTTTAATAAGTGCGATATTTATATTTGTATTTATTATTATAGGTATTGTATTAGGCACCGGAGCTTTATTATATTATCCAATAGATAGGTTAAAACATGCAGTTATCAGCAAATTTTACTTTAGACGAAATGACAAAAAGTCAAACTGCCATAAGGTTAGGTATAAAAAACCAACCTTCTAAAGAAAATATAGAAAACCTTAGGCAACTTTGTGTTCATATATTACAACCTGTACGTTCTTTTTTTGCAAAGCCAGTTACCATCTCATCAGGTTTTAGAAGCCCTGAGTTAAGTGAAAAAATAGGGTCTTCTGCAAAATCTCAACATTGTAAAGGCATGGCCGCAGATATAGAAATTATGGGCACATCAAATAAAGAACTTTCCACATGGATTCATACTAACTGTAATTATGATCAGTTAATTTTAGAGTTTCATGATTTAGAAGAACCTAATTCAGGTTGGGTTCATGTTTCTTATAACGGTGATAATTGTAGGTTTCAATATTTAAGAGCCTTCAAAGATGAAAACTTAAACACAAGGTACATACCATGCCAATGACACGCGCTTCTATGAATAAACAAATTACTTTATCTTCCTCTAAAAAGAAGAAAAAGAGAAGGTCTAGAACCACTAACAAAAAAGTGGTAGTATAATGAAGAATGATATAATTAATGCTTTAGAAAAACAATACGAGGCTAATATATAAAAAGCCAATGCAACAATTAAGATTTATTTACAAAACTCTGTAGGAATAGGAGAACATCCTAATATTATAGATGAAATAGATAAACAAGTAGATATTGTATCCTCTAACGAGCACAAAATAGATATTATAAGGAGTTTTAAATGACAACTAAAACAAGAGAAATTGATAAAAAAACTTTTAAAGAGTTGTATAGAGATCGTTTACGCGATCAACAAACTTTAAATAGAAGAAACTTAGGTTATGATGCTGAATCGGGAATAAGAAAATATACAAAAAAAGCAAAGAGGCTTTTAGAACAAGGTATTGGAAAAATTGGCGTAGGGCTAGGTTTAGATTTTATGGATGATTACACTACAAAAAGTCGTTACATTGATGACCCAAGTTTTCCTAAACAAAACCAAAGAATGGATCAGTTAAAAAAAGATATTAAAAAAACTGATTTTTACAAAACTAAAAAAGAACAAACATCTAAAAAAAAAGATAAAGATAGCTTTCTTCTAAAAATAAGAAAAAATAGCCTTAGAAAATATAACAAGGGCGGAATGGCCGATTATATAAAGGATTTGTTATGACCAAATTACTTGATATAGAAATAGAAAGACTACAGAGAAAAACATATTTAAGAAATCAAAGAAGACGTTCAAATAGGCTTATGAAAGCATATTCAGCTAAAATAAAACAAGAAAAAGAAAATGCAAACAAATTTTTGTATGGTAAAGAAGAAGGCCCCAAAAAACCTCTCAAAGCAGGGCTAAAACCTGCTCAAAGCCCAAAACCACTAAAACCAGCAAGAAAAGGCGAGCCTGCTTCAGATCTTGAAGAAACTAA